CAACTTCGCCGCGAATGTACTAGATACGTCCACGGTTTTTCCTGCTGGCCATTTCCATCCGTACTTGTTCAGCGGCTTTTGTAGTGTAACCTTCATGCGTGCAATTTACTCATTTTTTATTCGGTCAATTCCGGTTCTTCAGGAAACCAACCTAGCTCTACCATTTCCTCGTATGTCCTCACCGTCGTTGTACTTGGAACGATTGCCCCAAACGGGAAGGATTGCGAGTTGAGAACGTAGGAAGACAACTCCCGTACTTCGATTTCGGTGAGTTCCGTCATAAGCGATATGAGACGTTCTAACGTCGCCAATGGACTCACCGGTATGTTGTACTCGGTGTCTACTTGTAAAGCGAACTGCACCCCGTCTGGATGCTCCACCATGCCGAATACCTTACCGTCGTGTTGGTAGGGTTCTTGGGTTGCAAGTGGTGCGGTCACGCAGTAGAGTTCGCGGCTGATTCGTTCCGCGCGTTGCTCGCTTGACAAAACGCCTTCAGGTAGTACTATGATATAGCCGTTCATTAGTAGATGTTGTAGAAGGTGTTGATGTTGGTTTCAATTCCTGCGCGGTTCGTGGATTGGTCGCTGCTATAAAACAGAACCTCTTGAATCGTGCCGTTTATGGCTTGGATGCCGTTTCTATTTGCTCCAATTCTTACAGCGTTTATATTACGAGTCCCAACATCGCCTGAAATTATTTGCGCTCCATCTTTATAAAGGAATGAAGATGTGGTATCAAAATCAGCGGTTAGTAATTGCTGTGTTGTTGTAGTTGTGCCGCCTGTTATAACATTACCAGCGCTCATTGCGTATACAGAACCGTCTAACGTAATAATAATACGGTCATTTGTTACCGTTCCATTTGTGTCTATAAATCGGCTTAAACCTGTGGAGTTAGGTGCTGTAACTAAACTGAAGTAAAACGGCTGTGCTTCGGCTGTGAAGTCTGACGTTGCAACAAAATCATTGCTTCCATCAAACTCCACCGCAGGCTTCCCGTTCTCCACTATCACCGCACCGCTTGAAACGATTTGAGGCTGTGAAGCTGTGTCCGTCTGCGTCGCGTCGTTGCTGTTGCCGCTTTGGTCATACCAGACCTTTACGAACGCATCGCCCGTACCTGCGAAAGCCAAAAGCGAAACCGTATCGAGTTCACCGAATACGTTGAAGCCTATATCTTGCTCGGTGTTGTCTGACGACCTACGGACGCGGATTGCTGAACCCGTGTAAGCCGTTCGCATCAGTCGCAAAGAATAGCAAGCCGCCGCACCTGAATACGTGTCGAGTAGTGGCGTGTTTTGGGTGAAGTAGTCGCCGATGTTGGATTCGATGGAGGTTTGGTCGGATGCTGATTTTTCGGAATTGTAAAAAATCATTTCCTGACCGATACCAGCATAATTGAACCAATTACCACCCATAACCACCTTGACAGGTATGTTTCCTGCCATAGTTTTTGTATCGGCTAAAGTGCCGTTCAGCGTTAAAGGAATGCTATTACTTGCGTTTCTGTTGTGTGTTTGCAATAAGCGCGTACCCTCAACAGTAAACGGAACATTAAAATTTGCGTTTGCTCCATTGATTATTAGCCTCCAATTCGTATTGACGTTAGAAAAATAAACCCAAGTTAATTGTTCAGCACCGCTTGAATCGCCCCCCCACGGATTGTCCGTCGCTTTTGTTGTGCATAGCGTGAAAATTGAAGCTTCATTTGACAAAGTAACCGTAGAGCTTAAAGGCAGTTTACTCGTTGAAGTACCTTGTAACGCCACGCGCCCTTGCTCCTTCACCAACGCGCCACCCGTGTAGATGGTCGGCTCGTTTGCAGGTGCTGCCGCCGTCGCTGTGTTCCCGTTTCCTGACTGGTCAAGCCATTGATAGACCGTGCAAGTCGTGCCCGTGCAGAACGAAATAATATCTGCCTCGCTTATGTTGCCTGAACCGTCAAATCCGATTGTTGTGGTCGTGCTATCCGATGCCCTGCGGATCACCATGCATTCCGTATTGTCTCGCTTGAGTTGTCTCACCGAATACGCGGCTTCTGCTCCTGAGCCGTATTGTTCGTCAAGGAGTTTCGCGCTTTGGTAGTATGCTGATATATTGCCTTCGATGTCGGTGCGGAGGGTGGATTTGTCGGAGGGGTAAACAATGGTTTCTTGAATTTTACCTAAAACTTTCCCGTATTGACTACCTCCAAGACCACCGCCTAAAGAAATTCCATCTAATCCCTGCGAACCTACGTTTGCGCTGTAAACTGAGGTTGAATCTACGTGCAAACTACTGTTTGCTCCATCAAACAAAGCAAACGCTAAATATGTCGTGCCTGCTGTTGGGCCTATTGATGCAGAGACCGAAGTGCCCGCGTAAATTCGCCACTTACTTGCCAAATCATACCCAATTTGTTGACGGTTAGCAGTTGTTCCATCTTGAAAACCTTCTCCAAATTGATATAAAGGTGTGGCGGTTGTAGCAAGTGAGATTCTTGTTGTTGGTTGCGCTACTAATGAAATTGAGGCAGTTTGTAAAATATCTCCGCTTGAGTAATCAACCGCAACCCTTCCGCCCTCTTTTACAAGCTGTCCGCCCGTGTAAATGGTTGGTTGCTTGGTTGAGTTCGTTTGCTCTGCATCGTTACCGCTTCCCGTGCCGCCCGTCTGACTCTGATCGTGCCACACTTGGACTGTACACGTTGTTCCCGTGCAAAATGTCGTTATGGCTGATTCATCGATTTCCTCACCTACAAAGCCAATCGTCTGCGTCGTTCCATCGCTTGCCCGTCGGATGGTCATGCAAGCCCCTGAATAATTCCCGTTCAATCTACGCGTGCCGTATGCCGCCGCTGCTCCGCTTCCATACGTCTCATTGAGCAACCCCGTGAACGTCGGTGCTGCTGCTACTTCCTCCCATGTCTGTTTGAGGCTAATCGGTACAGTTCCGCCCGTCCTCGCTTTGAGGTATTCAAGTAGTGCCGCCTTGACCGTAGAAAATGACGCATCGTCTGCGGGTGCCGGTGTGAACTCAACCCAAGTGCCCGTGTCGGGGTCCGCGAAACCTTCCTCGGAATAGTAGATTTTCCTTCTGATAATCTTTCCCGCTGTAGGGGTGTCGCTACTCGCGCTTTCCGCTAGTCCGTTACCCTGAGCCGTACACGTGAAGTAAAGTTCTGTTGTTGCCGTCGCTCCCGTTCTAAGTGCCTCAGATTCGGTTTCATATCGCTGATGAAAATAAATATCATCGGTCGGTAACTGTGAACCGGATATATCCCACGATGCACCGTTGTAAGTGAGTAAAGAACCAAAGGCCGCTCCCGTTGTGTTTACGTCGTCTAGGTCGCCTAAGTCCGTCGCACCCGCTGCACCCGGTAGCCACTTACCCGCACCATATACCAAAGCTTGTCCAAGTGTAGGTGTTCCGATAATTTGAACGTCATTTAAATCGTCTAACTCTGTCGGTACGGATGTAATGTCCGCCTTTAAATCTAACGCCGTTTGTGTGGCCGTGCTGACCGGCTTGTTCGCGTCGCTCGTGTTGTCTACGTTACCGAGTCCAACGTCAGACTTGCTAGCTGTATCGTTTACCCATTCGCCGCCATCGTATCTGAAGAACTCGCCTTGTGCAGGTTGGGAGATAATGACATCCGAAAGGTCGTTAAGTTGTTCCGCGCCGCCTGCATCTGTAGCAGGAAGCCATACCGATGTGGCCGCATCGTATGCAATCACTTGCCCATCAGTTACGCCGGTTGTGTTTACGTCTGCAAGGTCGCCAAGGTCAACGCCGGTGATTGGGCTGCCTTGTGCAATCTCAAAATCCGTGCGGCTGATCCGTACATCGTAATCCGAACTCACGTTGTAAGCGCGCTGGCCTTCGTCGAAGTCTATCACCTCGTTCATGTACGCGATGCTTTGGACATTTACGCCGCTGTATGTGCCCGTAACGCGGTCAAGTGCAGCACGTACCGCCACACTCATATCGATAACCTGCGTGTAGCTGGTCGAATAGCAATTCACCTCGATGTTCGCCGTGTCCATCTTCGACGGTTCGCGCTTGGTGTCGCTCGGTTCGTTGTTGCTGATATTGTAGACGACATACGGGAGCGGCGCATCTTGTTGGGCAACTTCCGGATATATCCGAGTCCCTACAATTGCCGTCAAATCTGTGCTGTTATCCAGCAAATAAAAGATCGCTTTTCCTACTGTCATCGCATGTATCGTTCAAATTCTTTTCTCAATCCGTCGTATAGCTTCTTTCTCATTGCCGGCTGTTTCTTTTTCTTCGCTTTTTCAAACACTTGGTAATTGTGTCCGCTGCGGTTCTTACCTCCAAACGCTTCGGCATAGTCACCTTCCTCAACGATGTGCGCAAACCATGCATCATGCCCCTTGCGAACGTTGTTGAATGCACGCGGCCCGCCTAATATCGTCGCCCTGTTTTTATTGGGGTTCCATGTTCCTACAGAATTGCGAAGTGTTCCGGGTTTAATTGGGTCACGGCCCGGCACGTTGATGACTTCTTTCGCGTCCTTAATTCTGCCCGGTCGCCGTAGATAGCGCACGTAAATTTGAACTACTTGGCGGTTCAGTTTTTTCATCTGCGCCATGTCCTTCTTGTTGAATTCAATGGCTCTGTCGATGCGCTTAAGCACCATCTCCAGCCCGTCAACATTTGCGGTTTGTAATGCCATTATTCGCCGCGTAAAGTAGTTACAATTCGCAAACCTTCAGACCTTCCAATTTCTTGCAGCGCTTCAATTTGGTAATAATTACCGTCATAGTTTACGCGGTCGGTTGGGATCACGCCGCTAGTTGTTGTGCTGTATCGAATGATAAAGCTAACCGGTTGTTTCGTTAGAATCTGATCGCTTTGGATTGACTCCGTACCGCTGCCGAATTTGTAAGAAATCTCTGCCCATACCGTTGCGTATGTGCCCCAAGATTCTGCACGTTCGCCGTATGTGTTCGTGGTTAACGCTGCGCGCTCAATTACGATGCGCCTATCCATTTTGCCGAATCTCATACGCTGGTGATGATTCGGTAGGGCGAAAGTATCGCGTGCATACCCATTGGAATTTCACGGGGCACACCGCCGCCGCTTGTAACCTCCTGCCGGTTTTCGTAAAGGTGCCCAACCATTAAACGGATCGCCGTTATAATTGGATTAGGTATTTCTGCCTCCGGATAACCCACCACCATATTAACCTGAACCGCGTTAAAAGTGTCGTCATATAAATCGGGCACGCTGTCAAATGTTATCCGCGTGGCCTTCGTCTTGATGTCAAACCAGTATTTGGTTGTCGCCAAGGTTTGCGATGCGTTCGCCGTGTCCAAATACGTTACGCTGGTAATGGACTGCACCGGGCCAATTGGAAACCGCGCGTTATAAAAATAGTCCATATAACCCACGGCTGCAACGTCGCCGAGTCGCGTGTTACAATAGTCCTCAACCCATGCAATTGACGCATCCCTGTACGCTTCAATCAATGTGTCTTCATCGCTGGAATCCACCCGCAGGTGTTCCTTTAATTGGGCCACGGTAATAACGCCGTCAAAGTCCGGCGCTCCCGTTATTTCTATGGTCATCATGTCGCTAAAATACGGACAAAAAAAAAGGGAGAGCGTAAGCCCTCCCCTTTCCAATCATCACCAAAGAAATTAGCCATTCAAGTGGTTCGCCAAAGACAAAGCACCCGGCTGACGCAAATCGAAGTCAAAGAATCGATTCACGTGCAACTTGATCTGTGCAGTACCTGCCGCGCTGTACGGGTCAACAAGCAAGTCGATACCTCCGAAATATGCAAGGATTGCGCCCTGTGCAAAGTTTCCGAAAATCATAGAACCGGCTGCCGCAGTTGTGCCGTCATTCAAGAAACCATCAACGAGGTAAGGAGTTGCAACCGCGTTGTATTGGTTGAATCGTCCGTTATCCCACAAAGGAGTAACGCCTGTAACCTGAGCCAATACTTTCGAAAGGCCGTATGCACCGGGAGACATTACGTAATTAGCGCCTGCAAGGTTTGCACCTGCTGCCAATGCGTCTTCCTCCATCTTGTTAACGATTGCAGTTACCAACGCAGTATCTGTTACGCTTGACTGATTCACGGCAGTAGATGCAGCGATGAGGTCAAAAGCATAATCGTCAATGTACGCATTCATTGCCGCTGCCAACTCGTTTGAGATTAAACGGTCGACTTCGGGGCCTCCCTGTAAAATTAATTGTTTTGAATATGTTGTATTCGCTGCAACTCGCTGAGGACTCAAAGTAACGTCGTCCATTTCCATGCCTGAAGCCGTATCTGCTGCAACCTCTGTTGCTCCTGTTCCAGATGCTTTGACGCTGATACGTGGAAACTGCAAGTTTCCGGTAGCGTTACGGATTACGGTTGTGCCAAGGCCTTCAACTACTGTTGGAGCGCGTAGCGCCTCAATTGCAGCAGGGACAACAGTTGGAACGAATCCTGAACCGTCGCCGCTTCCTGCTTGGAAATCGTCCTGACCTCCAGCACGCAAAGCGATAGAAGGGATTGCAATTTGACCGGCAGACTGCAAGCCTTGTGAACGCATTTCGCGCATCGCTTCGTTTGCCCATTCTGCTTCAGCGCCTTCCAATTGTCGACCGTTAGAAACGGCTTCAACTGCACGGGACAAAGAGAAAGAACCGTTGACGCGCTCAACTTCGCGCTTTTCAGACGTGCCGGCTGAACCGCTTTGGGCCATCCGGGCAACCATCTGCTGTTCACGCTCTTTGTGCTTAATCTTGCTGTCAAGGTCAATAATCAAACCGTCCAACTTATCGCATCGCTCCTGCTCTGCTTCAGTCAATACGCGGCCTTCTGAATCGGCTTTTTGGCCAACGGCAACGAATTCCTCATAATGTGCGGAACGTGTGCCTTTTAAATCGTTTAAAGTCATTTTTGTAAAATTGTTAGGTGCTAAGTTACGCACCTCGGTTTTTATAGTTTCAGGTTCTTGCCGTACTTCTGGCGTTTCCTGTTCGGGTTTCAATTCCTCCGCTTCCTCTTTCGCCGTCGCCATGTTTCGCGCTGATACAGTTGTAGTCGCGTAGGCCGGATAGGTGACCGGGCTAACGTCTAAAAGTTTGCCCATACGTTGCACGGTTCGCGTGCTACGGTCTTCGCTCCATTTCTCATCTGTAATTGTAAACGCAAACGAACTTTGTGAAATGTCGCCGCGCTTGATCAGCTTGTAAAGGTCGCGCCCGTCCTGCGTGTCTGCAAGTGCGGCCCTATACTTCAAACCGTTTTCGTCAACGCTCAATTCTAGCG